GGCTGGCAAACCAAATGATTCAGAAGTATCTTCCAATCCAACATCGGTATTAGAGAAACCAGAACGAGTAGTTTGAGTAGCAGTCATAATAGGTACATTGAACTCTACAGCCAGACCACGCATTTCCTCAGCAATGGATTTAATATAAGAGTATGTATTGATAGATCCACCAAGACCTTTCATACGAGATGAAGAACAAATATTCAAATAATCAATAAAGATGATATCTGGAATAAAGTCTTTCTTTAGTTTAAGTTCATTCAATAAAGCACGAAAGTGGCCAGTATGAGCGGCACCGGTGGGATATTCTTTTACAATAAGCTTACCAATATTCTTTTGAGCAATCTTAGCAATCTTATTGTCAAACATTTGTTTGTTTAGTTTCTCCAACTGATCAATGGGCAAATTGAATAAGTTAGCATCAATACGCTCGGCGATACGTTCTTCAGACATTTCCATAGTAATATAGAGAACGTTCTTACCTTGCATTAGAGCACCAGCTCCAACATGACACATAAAGAGAGACTTACCCACACCGGTACCGGCCAGTGCAACATTCAGAGTTTTGTTTGGGAGACCACCTTTTGTAATGGCATTAAAATTCTCCAAGTCAAACGGTAGACGATCTTCTACAGTATGGTAGAATTCAAAACGTTCATCTGAGTTATCAATATAGTCATGACCTACATTGGTATCGAAGCATACGCCCAATGCATCAGACAATATTTCAGGTAACGCTTGTTTCGTCAGACTCTGATGTTTACCATCAATAATGTTGATGGATTCCATAATGGCTAGATAGATAGCTCTATCCTGACACCACTTTTCAGTGTTATCAATTAGCCAATCATCATTTACCTTTTCAGGTGTAAACACAAGATCAACAAGTTCTGCCGCAGGATCAAAGGATCCATTGTTAGTCATATCAAGTGTAAGGGTTTCCTTAGTAGGAAGTTTGTTATACTTACTAACGAAAGACACAATCTCATTGAATACAGTTTTGTATTCAGCTTCAAAGTATTCTTTCTTTAGAAATGGTATTACTTTTCGGAGATATTCTTCATTGGATAGAAGATTCCGAATTATCGTTTGTTGTATGTTTGCTTCGATCATTTATTTGTGCTTTCCCATTATCAAATGCGTCTTCAATTATATGCTGGAGTACTTCGCCCAAGTAATTTCGAAATTCATCAGACTGCTCAAGGTCATCAGCTTCAAACTCACCAGCATCTACTATTTTATACTTAAAGTCAATTGATGCAGTATTATCTGCACGCTCTTTGACTTGTATTTTTCCATAGATGTATGTTACACCTGGGAAGCGAGATCGAAGACGAACAGCCCACTGATCATCTTGATCTGCTTCAGCAAAGGTATAATCATCAACCGTTACGGTCATGCTGGAGCCTCTTCAATATCTAGCTCAGCATCATCCATAGGGATTAGACCAATTTGGTACTTTGACTTTATATATTCCTTAAAGTCTGTTTCCTCAAGAATAGGTTTCCAAAACTCTTCGGTTAGAGTATCTTTTTCTCTGAACTTGGGATCCACAAGCTCGCCAGTGCTACGATCAACACGGCAGTACCAACCATTAGAAGGCTTAGCAACATAATTGCCGGCAAGGCCAACATCAAGCAAACCACTCCAACGCTCGATACCACCTTCCCAAGAAACTGAGATAGGAATTTTTGACTTTTCACGAACAAAACGCGATTTCTCGATGTTAACAATAAAATGGTATCCTTTGATTTCAGTGCCTTGTTTATCTTGCTGCCTTCCAATAATCCAAATGTTATCCGCACTGTAATAGATACCAGTACCACCAGAGACAGTAGCTTTAGAGAACATTTCCAAACTCATATAAGTGTGGTTCACTGCCAAGAGAGGAACATCTCGCATAGTAAGATATGGTGTAATCATACGGAATAGACCTTTAAGAGCTTTAGCCCTTGACATATCCGTAACTGATTTTTCATTGATTGCATCTTCTAGTTCTTTTTTAGATGCTAAGTTACCAATTGAATCAATAACAATTACAACCTTATCATTACGTTCAATGTTTTCAAGTTGACCAATAATATCAAACTTGAGTTTTTCTACATCTGTAATAGGTGTATGCAACACCCTAGATGTATCAATACCAAAAGCTTCAAAGTATGATTGAGGCGAACCAAATTCAGAATCATAGAATAGCATAATAGCATCCTTATGTTTCTTAAGATAAGCTGCAGCCATAACCAGCGCAAATGAAGTCTTAAAGTGTTTTGAAGGACCAGCAAGTACTGTGAGACCAGAGGTTAAACCACCATCCATATCTCCTGATAGCGCAACATTAATCATTGGCACTTCAGTTGCTACTTGTGCTTTGTCTTTAAAGTAGATTGAATCCGAAAGAATATTAGTTTCTTTGATCTTCGAATTCTTTTTTAGTTTGTCCATTACTGACATATAGTTATCCTCTTTCATCATTTAATATAGTATATTATATCATAAATTGGTCCAATTGTACAGGACTTTTTTCATAATTTAGTGATTTTGTTTTGTTACATTGAATAGCAAATTGAGTATCCAACATTTGATTATCAAGTCTACCTGCAACAAAAGCTTGTACTTCTTCAGCCATATCTTGTGCTGTGGTTACTGGAACGTTCTGACAAATCATATTCAGATTCTTAACTCCACCCTGTAACATAAAGTCACCAGGTAGTTTCATAATGGCAAGACATTCACGAATAGTCAGATAACGATCTTCATCTGGGTGTGTAAGTGAACCAGGCATATGACCTACAAATGCTCCAATATAATCCTTTGGAATCTCTGTAGTCTTACGCATGATGTTACCACCACTCTTTAGTTTGTGATACATACGAGTGCACTTACGAGCTTCGTTTTCGTATCCTTTATCAATCATCCATTCAGCAACTTTATTGTATTTAGTATGTGCTTCAATCCAATCATGTGGACCAGTACTCTTTACAATTTTATCTTGGAATTGCGAATGCGTAATACCACCTTCAATTTCTTCTAGTACATACTTGTATAGTGGATTATCACTTGGCTTGTTTTTGTTTACAAGTACATTCATTGGATCATCTTTATGTAATTCAACATTACGAATAGTATCTTCAATCCTTTCATGTTTTCTTTCAATGTAATTAAGCCTAGGGATCTTATCACCTTGCCAAAAGAAATAGAACGTACGATCACGTACTTGACTTAATCCATGAAGTATAGACTTCGTTTTATAAATGCTAAATGTGTATCCATTTTGGCCTGCAATTCTTCGAAGCTCTTCAACGATCGGTTCTCCCATTTTGCTAGCCAGTCTTGGTGCGTTTTCGCCCCAGAATACTTTAGGTTTGAGACTGCCCAAGACATGACGTGCGGTAGCCAGCATCCAATCATTATTACGATTAGTAGAAGATGCTGAAGGACTAAGGCTACTAAGACCAGCACAAGGGCACACAGTGTTAATAACATCGACACTAGGAAGATCGCGGTGCACACCATCATCCAAGTGATAGTAAGGAACTTTGTTTTCATAATACTCCACCAGTTGTCTATCGTTAGCTTCAAAAGCTGAATAGCTTAAAATATATTCAGGTTTAGTATTAGCCACGTTTTGCATGGCAATAGTCTCTCCACCAATAAGTGGAACTATGCTTGCGTAATTCATCCGAAAAACTCCTCTAGGTTAACAGTCGTTTCTTCACCAGTCCAATGAGGATAGGCTGCTCTAGATAAATGAATTGACTGCGGTTTTTCCATTTTATCAAAATCAAGTTGTCCATGCCTATTCATAAGTGGATCTACCCAACGAATGATTTTAGCACGAGTTGCTTTCTTTTCTAATTGTTCTCTAAATATCAATCGGCATTCGTTGCGTTCTTCCCAAGTTCCCCAGTATGGTTTATCCTTATAATAACCAGACTTTGGTAGTTTTCTTGAGATATCCTCAATAGGTAACAATTCGTAAATTGAAACTTTCTCAATAGGTAATGCTTCAACTGCTGTTATATATCTATCTGCTAAGTCCCTTGTATTTTGTAAGTGGTTACCTTCAATACGACATAGGTGATGGCGTATATCAATATTGCCAAAGTAGCATTCTAATTCTATAATACGATCAAAGTCTTTGAAATACACTCCAAGACCGTCGTTTAAAGCGCCATTAAGAGTTTTGAATGGAACACTATTTACTGTCCAGCCTGGCCGGTACATACATATAGAATGACTATCACCAATTACAAGTTTATTAGTTGGATTTACTACTTTAATAGTTTCAGCAGTTTCATACATTCGTTTAAGGTTATCAATATCAACTTCAAGCCATTCAGGCTGGATTTCATTACCTTTCTCATTAGCCTTGTCAATACGCTCTTGTATCATCTCATGATATGGAGGAAAGTCAATAGCCAAAGAGTAAACCTTACCTTTGAACTTTGAGAAGTTACGAGTGTTAGCTACGTAAGGAAACCCCTTTACGCCACCAAACACATTCATCCCGCCAGACCAGTCATTACCATGATAGACATACATTTCGTCATACTGATTATGATCTT